AAGCTACTCTGCCCGGCAGGATTTGAACCGGCTGGCGACGGAAGGCGTATTCCAATTGCTCCCACTCATGTCTCCGACGATTAAGGTGGGCTCGCGCAATTTCGATACGGAAAAAGAATTCCAGCGGTTGAGCAACGCGATCTTGAACGCAAAGGACTACAATTCGGCGCTCCGTGGCATTCAGGATATGGAAAACCTGATCAATGCAGGCTTGAAGCAGCCGACAGCGCCGAGCGCAGCACCGGCCGCGCCGCGTAGAACAGTCAAACCCGCTCCGGCATCGAACAGTGGTGGATGGGGCAAAGCCACAGTGGTGGGGCGCTAATTTATGCCGACGTATGCGATCAAGGCACCGAATGGAAAAACGTATCAGATCGATGGGCCCGCCGGTGCGTCGGATGATGCCGTTCGTATGCAGGTCTTGAAGCAATTTCCGGAAGCCGCTGGATCTCCCGCGCCTGCAAAGCCCCGCCAATTCACGAGTGATGAAAAGTTGTTCATGGCGGCAGCGACACCACAGCCGAAAAAGTGGGAAGGGCTTCCTCCGGCGAAGGCAAAACAAATCCTGGCAACGGCCCAAGAGTCCCTTTTGCGCAAAGCGGGGAGCGATCCTGCGATGCGTGCACGCGTCTTGGAATCGTTCAATACGCATCCGGATATGCAAAGGCTTCGCCAGATTGCCGGACTGCCGCAATTCATGACACGCAAGCAGGCGGTTAAGGAAACTGCGCGCCGGGTAATTCAGGAAAACCGCGACAAGCCTTCTGTGATCCCGGTTGGTGTGCGGGACACGGCGGCGTCATTTATCAGTGCAGGCAACGACGCGTTGTATGGCATCCCGGCGCGTATTGCGGCGAAGCTGACGGGCACACCAAACGACGTCATGCAGGAATTTGCAGCGCAGCAGGGAGAACGCGCACCCGTCAACAATTTCATTCAGACGCTCGGGCTTAGTCTTTTGACCGGCGCCGGAGAAGCGAAAGCTATTGGGGCCGGACTTTCTCGTGTAGCGGCATCGAGCGCACCAAAAATCGCAAGAGCCGGTAAAGTTGTAGAAGATGCGATCACTTTCAAAAAGGGGCAGACAGCCGCGAACGCTGCGCGGATCGTGGGAGCCGGTGGAGCGGCTGGCGCACTAGAAGCCGGTGTGAAAGACAAGTCAGTCACGGAGGGTGCGGCCGTTGGAGCCGCTGGCGCAGGGCTGTTGCTCGGCGGCGGGAAAGCGCTTGGCGCACTCTTGGTCCGTCCGGCATCCGATTTGCTGCGCACGACCACAGGGAAGGCCATTCTGCGCCGGTATAGATCCAGGAAAGACGGGTGCGCTCTCGATCCTTCACGAAGAAAACATTGTCGCATGCTTCGATGTGCCTATGCAGCTTGTGAAAGGGAAGGCCAAGCCTGCATGGACGCAGTGGGCAATCGACTGGCGCAACGCCTTCGCCTTTGAAATGCCGGACATGATCGTGATCGAGGATATCGCGGCGCGGCCGGGGCAGGGCGTCACAAGCATGTTTAGTTTTGGTCGCACGCTCGGTTTTGCTCATGGGATTGCGGCCGCAGCGGAAGCACCAATTCACTTTGTCACACCAACGGTCTGGAAGGGGAAGCTCGGGCTTCTGAATTCGGACAAGGGCGCGAGCCGCGAGAAGGCGCGCACGCTGTTTCCTGCAAGTGCACATGCCTTCGAGCGTGTGAAAGATGACGGCCGCGCAGAGGCGGCTCTGTTGGCCTACTACGGAAGGAAATATCTGTCGTGAACCTTCCGGTTTGTAAAGATCCACGTCCTGCGGATTACCCGCTGCCTGTGCACAAATCGGGATGGGCCTATCTGGATATCAATAAATTTCTGATAGTCACAAAAAAGGGATGGGTGACTTTTCAGAAAGGAAAATCAATGGTCGATATCATTGACGAAATAGACCGGCTCTATCCTTAATTTTCAGGCGGGCATTCCACGGGATTTCCAAGTGCCTTTGACCACCGGCAGATCCGAGCTACAGCGGCCCATCCACGCTCACCCCATGCTTCGACGCTGGAATTATACTGTTCGGCCGCAACGTCGCTTGTCAGCACGTCGGGAGTGATCGCGGGCTTTGGCTCTGCCTTGAGATCAATTGCAGACGGGAATGCGGGACGTGTCTGTCCCGGCGCGCCGCAAGCGCTCACAGTTAGCCCTAATGCTAGCGGGAGAAGGCTTAACAGCCGGACCTTTGAGAATTGCATCGTTCCGTTCCTTTTCAGCTTTGGCAATTGCTGCCGCGTCGTTTGCCCGTTCGACGGCCGATTGCTCTTTCGCCTTCGAATCCTTTTGAACAGTCTTGGCCGTGATTTTGTTGTCATGCGCCGAGATAATCGATCGATCATAGGTGCACTTGGCAAGGCCAAGCAGCGCGATCACGAGAAGCGCGAGCCCAACATAGGCGACGAGCTTGCGCAGCGGTTCCGGGATCCCGATGCTTGCCAGAAAAGGCGTCAGAAAAGAGATCATGGGGTATCCTCCAATGTCGTGTCACTTGTCGGCGCTGCGCCGGGCTTCATTTCGGTTTTTGTGGTTGTCGTCACTGTTGGCGTCGGCGCCGGAGTATCACCCGCGCCTGAAATATTGGCTGACACGCCATCCTTGTTTCCTGTGAATGACAGCTTCCCACCGGCAACGACAATGATCATGAGCGCAGCAAGACACAGGGCGATGACGCCGCCAAAAATATAGCTGTTGATCGCCAGTGCGGACATTTGCTGCGTGAGTAGCTGGAAACAGCCGCCAAACGCCGTTTCAGGTCGATCCGCGCCCTTTGCGGCTCCAATCGCTCGATCACACCAACTTGGATCCGATAGCAGCCGCGTGAGCCAGATAACCATGCCCATGACAAAACCGCTGGTGATCGCAACAATCACCAAGGCAAATGTCCTGATCGTGTTCAGGGGTGTGATCTTGGGCACCTTCATGCTTCACTCACTGATGTTGTGCCTGCGGGCAGAGTAGGGAGCTTTTGGTATGGGCGTGCGGGCACCGGCACCCCGGCAGGCCACCGGACAAAATTCACCTGATCCTTGCGGATATCGATGATCGAAACCCGGTTGCCCTGATTTCCGCCAAGCGCCTTGTAATAAACCCCATCCGGCGTCTGCCCGACGATGAAGAATACATGATTTCCGCCCTTGCGAGCCTTCACCCCAATTGCGCCAAGCTGCGCCGGGCAAGCGGTCCCATAGGTTGTGAAGCTGGCGGCAGACGGGAAATTCTTGGGGTATGTCAGTCCGGCGTCATTGAGACAGTCAGCGACAAAATACCCGCACCAAGGGGTTTCGTCGTCATTGAACCACTTCACCCCGAGCCGCGCCCATCCGGCCGCGATCCAATTGTTGTGCTTTGGACCAACGATCTCTGCCCTGCCGATCTTCGAACGAGCGTTTGAGATCCAAGCAGGTTCGTCCATTGACGGAATAGGCGTAGCTACAGGCCCCAGGATTGCATTGATCGCGTCCACGTCGGCTTGCGCCAAAGGCTTGCCCCGGCGCTCACGGATGGCATCGAAAATCTCTTTATCTGTCATCATTGCGGCGGGTTCCCCATCGCTTTATCGTAGCCGTCGTTCACATGCTTGAAAAGATATGACGGATGCCACGGGATTTGCTCTAGCAATCCTTGCAGGAAATTTTTCTTCGGAGCAACTGCCACGCCTTTTTTGTTACCCTGTGCCTGATATTTGGCGTGATATGCTTGCCATGTCGCATAATCGGGGAAGCCCATTTGTCGCGCTGCAAGGTCAAGCTGCCTTTGATCACTGGACATACCCGGTTCCTTTGAGTTTCGCGTAAATCACAATCATTGCGGCCACGGCCCATGCAAGGACCGGCGATTTCAGAAACAGTGCACCGAACGACATTGCCCCGTCACGCTTCTGCTGTGCAATTTCAAGTAACGCAACGCGTTCTTTAAGTTTAGAAATCTCATCTGGAATTGCGTGATTTTGATCAGCGCGACTAGATAATGAATCAATCTTGTCCGTAAGATTGTTCATATTATGCATTAATTCGCGCATTTGTCCGCGTAACTCACCAAATTCGCCTTTCATGTCGGCAATCATACGCATAATTTCTGGATTGTCAGCAGTCATTTACGAAATCCTCGCAACATAATCCTGCGTTTCTGGCGGCAGCGCGCCGAGCCAATTATCGCCATTTGTTGCCATTACGCTTTCGAGACTCCCCGGCCCGGCATTATATGCCGCAAGAGCCTTTTCCACGTCTCCATCATAGCGACGAAGCATTTCCGACAAATAGGCGATGCCAAGCAGCCGGTTATAGTTTGCGTCGGTGCGATACGCTTGCGGATCCCACTTGACGCCTGCCAGTTTTGCCGCCTCCGGAGCGGTATCTGGCATGACTTGCATTACTCCAACAGCACCGGCCGAGGAAACCGCCGACTGATCGCCCCCACTCTCTTGCTGCTCCACGCGATCAACCAAATCCAGAAGCTCGGGGCTCTCATTGTCATAGATATCCTGTAGCTGCGCTGAATAGGGACTATCGCTTTCTTCCTGCGGAGCCATGTCCTCCGCCTGATTTTCCTGATCTCCGCCGAGATCTTCCGGCATGGGATCCGGGACTTGCTCGCCGGGTTTGTTGGGTGCGCCTTCGCCGCCGCCTGCAATACCAATTGCGAGCGCATTTGACATCATCTTGGAAATCGCCTGATCAGTATATCCGACCTTGCGCAGCGCATTCATGGCCTTTTGGGTCAATGCACTGTCGCCGGAATAAAGCATGTCTGCAAGATTTTCCGCCACCTTCGGGGAAAATTTATTGGATCCAAGAATTTTGTTGAGTATGTTGCTCGCAAATCTTGCCTTCGTCAGCGCCATTGAGCCCGAGAGCATCGCACCATAGGCGATTTCTTCCGGTGACAGTGCACCATCTTCATTCTTGGTAAGCGCATGCAATTTCTCGGTATCGAGCATGCGCCCAAGCACTTGGGTTTCACCCTGTGACGCGTCAGCCAATCCTGCCGCTGCCTGATCCCCGAGATTTTCGGTAACGGTGCCGGGCTGTGCCGCCCCAGGTTCCAGGCTTGCAGGACGTGTCAGCCTGCCTTGAGCCGCGAAATCCTTGGCTGCGGAAATTGCCTGTGAGGGCCTGCCGGTGACAGCTTCACGCTGCCGGAAAAGCTCGCCAGCCTTCATCCCCACGCGGCCTTCTGCGGTGCGCAGATTATTGCGCAGATTATCATCTGCAATGTCTGTCAGGCGCTTTCCGGCTGCTGCTGTCTCAAAGCCTTCCATCATGCGGGAATGAGCCGCATAGGTATCGACCATCTGCCCATATACGCCGCCTGTTTCCTTTGAAACGTGATCGGCAATTGCTTTAGCGGCATTGCGGAAAGCCATCGCGTTGGCCGGGTTGCTCGCCTGCGAAGATCCACCGGCTGCATTGAGTGCCCGGCGCAAGCTGTCCATTTCCTTGACCGTGGCTGTCACAGGCTTGCCCATGCCCCAATCAGTCATGAGCTTGCGAGCGTTCGCAATGTCCGACGCATCGAGCCCCATCCCCGCGAGATCGTCCGGATGAAGATCTTTGAGGGCTTCGTTAATTTTTGGAGCCAGTCCGGCAATTCGCCCACCAATCTGACGCGTCATCTGCCGTTCGAGATCATCCAACGGCAATTGCGTGAGATCGATTTGCTGATTGGCGATCGGGCGCATGATATCATCGGCAGTATCGGTGCGAAGCTGCGCCAATTCCCCGATGCTCGTATTTTGCGCGTCACCGAGCTTGCCCGCGTTATTCACGTGTTGCAGCATGCGATCCATGAAGCCACGAATGTATTTTCCGACGTGCCCCTTGGCTACGCGAACGGCATCCGGCGATGTTTTCAGAAGGCGCTTGGAAACCGCGTCAAAATCCTGATCGTTGAGCGCTGCAATCAACGGCACATTTTCCCCGACCTGTCCGGAGATTTGCGCGTGACGTGCCGCAAGCGCATCGGGAGATTCCTTGACGACTTCCTGAATGGCTTTGGTGATGCTCGGGGAAAATCGACGCGTTGCCTGCCGCGAAATTTTCAGGACGCCTTGCAAACCCTTCGCACCGCCGACCAAGGCCACCGGGGCGGCTGCACCATAGAGCGCGCCTTGTCCTACGTCGGAACCTTCCCCAAGAGCCTGTGCACCACCACCGGCTGCGCCAGCTACGGCGATCTTCGCAACATTCGCGGCTTTCTGTCCCTTTTTCAGCGTTGTGAGGCTTTGGAGAATATTTCCCGCCTTCGCAACGATAGGCGTGCCGGACGCTGCCAAGCGGGTTGCTCCTTTTTTGACCGCATTTCCGACGACGCCCCCGCCTGCGAGAGAGCCCAACACTTGTCCGGCAATATTCCCGCCCGTCGAAAGAGCCAATTCCTCGTCGGTTCGTGCGCGCACAGCTTCAAGAGCTTCATCGTAGGAGAGATTGCCTGCTTGCCCGGTGAGTTTGAGGCCAGCGGCTGCGATCCTCTCGGGAATGCCGAATAGCGAGCGCGTCACCCCACCTTTCAATGCAATAGCCCAATCAGGGACACGCCCACGGCTTTCCTGGACTGTATCGCGGGCAACTTGCCGGATTTCCTCTTTACGTGTGCGCAGCGGTGCAAGTCCGGCTGCTTGGCGGATCGCCTGCATCCTTGGATCGCTGTCGAACCGGCGCAAGCCCTTTGCCTGTGCTTCTGGCGGCAATGCAGCAATACGCTTCTGCAAGGCTTCCCGTGCAGTGGTATAGGTCTGCATCGCCTTCTGCGACGTGAGCCCCGGAAACATCGGCCCCTTGTTTGCAGCCGGTGCAGGCGCGGCCGGTGCAGGGCTTCCGGCTGCATCTGGAAACTGCTTCAAGACTTGAGCCCGCACAACATCATCTGACGCGCCGGGAGGTCCGTCGATTTGATACGTTTTACCGTTCGGGGCTTTGATTGCGTATGTCGGCATAGATTATTGCCCCACCACTCTAGCTTTGCCCCATTGACCGGACGACGATGCTCTTGGAGCACTTTGCCCGCGTGGACGGGGTGCAACCGGCGTCGTCGGCTGTGATGCAGCCTTAACAATCGTTTCAAGGCTCTGGATGCCACGGAGCGCGGAATTGTAATCCTTGGCGTTGAGAATGACGTCACTCAACCGCTTGAATTCTTTTTCCGTGTCAATGTTGCGAGAGCCTACCTTGATCGTGGGTGACATGAGGGGGAGCAAAGAGAATACGCCCGTGGATGCAAGTCGCTGGATATCTTGCCTTGCGGAATATCCTTCGGGATTTGCTACACGTTCATACAGGGGAACATTCTCAAGCGCTGCCGCGTTCACACGCCCCATCGGTCCCATTTCCGGCGCGTTGATCCCGCCAGCCTTGCGGAAGCGCTCAAGGGCGTCTTTCATGTCTCGCAGCAACGGTTCTGCTGTGCGGGATACAACAGACGGATCCACGCCCGATGCAGTATTTGAATTGGATCGTGCGGGCATCCCGGCAATTGTGATAGCCGTATCATTGCGCCCGCCTGCAATTCTTTCACGGGATTCGCGTTCCGCTGCTGCGCCCGGTCGTTCGGTTTTCGGAATGATCCTTTTGATATTGCCGGAATTTCTTCCTATAATTCCGGTTTTACCTCCTAAGTCAACCGTCTGCATAGGATCGACCGGGCTATAATTCTCCGGCAGTGCGACTTGGTGCACATTGCCCGAGTCATCGACCTGATAGGCGATTGTTTTACCCGTCGCCGGATCCACAGCAATATTGACCTGCTTGGCATACTTACCTTCATGACCGTTGAACGTCTCCGCGAGCCCGTCAATCGAGCTTGGATCCTGTGCAAAGATCTGCGCCATTTCCGCAGCACGCTCCGGAGGAATTCCCGCCTGTGCAGCCAGAATAGGCCATGCTTTGTTGACGTCACCACCGCCCCGCTGAATAGCCTGCAAGCCACGGAGCGCCATTCCGGCGCGCGCGTTGCCCTTGTCGCCAATCTCGAAAGCGCCTGCCGCCAATTTCTGTTGATCAGCCTGTATCTGGCGTGCTCGATCTTCCCGAGCGTTGATCGTTGGCTCATACAATGGGGTTGCCCCGCCTGTCGTCGCCAACACGTCAGAGATCCGGCCGATTGTCTCAAGCAGAGATCGACGCGGCCGGGGAGCCTGTGCAGCCGGTTGGGGCTGCTGCGCTACGGGAGCGGGTTGCGGCATATTGGGATCAATCCCGGCTTGCTGCATGACGTTCACAGGGTTTCCGCCGAGCAACCTTTGCAGCACGTCGGTTTCAGGCGGCATGCCCTGCCCCGAGCCATAAGCTTCGCTCGAAGGCACCCCGCTGGAAATTGTCTGCGGCTGAAACAGGTTTTGGAGGAAGTTTCCGATATCCATTACAATGCCCCATAATTGACCGTTGCATAGCCCGCAATCCTGGGGCCAAGCGCCCACGGTCGAAGCTCGGCAACTTCATCGGCCATGACGCCTTTGAGCCGTTGCTTGGAGCCGAGATAAGAGAAGAAATAGATCCCAAGGCCATCGGCAAATTCGCCCACCTTGCGGATACTGTGCTTCAATCGACGATCAGAGAAAATTGATGCAATGCCCCCTACGGCCGAAGCGATCGATCCAAGGCCGGATGGTTTTTTAACGAGATCCCCGGAGCCCGCGCCTAGCACCAAATTACCTGCTTGTAATCCGAGCCCTGCTTGTCCGGCAAGCTGTTGCAGATAGTTATTGAAAAATTGCTGGTTCAATTCCGTGCCACGCGTCTGCAAGGCTTTCGCTGTCGATCCACTATTGAGGATCCCGGCCGCTGCCCCTTGACCTGTGACGCCTTGGGCAAGCTGACGCATCGCCGGGGCATAGCCTGCCATCTGCAAATAATTGTTATAGCCTTGTTCGGCGCCACCACTGGCTGCAAGTCCATTTGCAACATTGCCGACTGCATTGGCTCCTTGACCTACTGCACCGGGGGATATGCCGAGAAGCTGCGCAAGAAAATTCTGCGCGCCCGTGCCGGACTGCATTGATCCCGTATAGGTGTTGGTGATCAAATCCTTGTTAGCGTTGGTTGATTGCGCTTTTATTTTTGGCTTGAGAAAGCTCATGAGTGAGAACCTTTCCACATATCTTTTGATAGAACGAACAATTCACAAAGGCCGTGCACGGAATAGCGCTCGCCCCGCGATTTTGCTCCGGCCCACCGCAACAGCAATTTGACGTCCCTGCGATCAGGCGGGATCAGTCCATAAATCACTTCTGCACCATGATCGCAAAACATGCGGCGAAAGCATTCCTTGGCGCTCTCGATAGCTTCCCGGCCACGGGACTTGAAAAGCAAATGGCCTTGATAAACGCCTTGCTCGTCCTCGTTATCATCGAACAACGCAATGTCATCGTTGGGAAGCACAATCGCCACATTGCCCGGCGTCGAAAGCCAATCCTCGCCGGACACGTCGAGGTTTCCCGCTGCGTGAATTACCGAGGTTATGATTTCTGCAAGGTGCATGGTCGAGCGTTCTCCAAAAGGCCCCAAGGTTCCCGGTGGGCTATGAAGAAAAGCGCTCTACGGCGGGGGAACCTTTGCTGAATATCAAAAGGATTTTCGCTCGTCAATCACAATCCTGTGACAGACTGGCAGACAAATTGCGCTACGCTGGTATTGTTGATGTTGGCCGAAAATCCAATGCGGTCGATAGTGCCGCTGAAAGTGCCTTCTGCTTCGGTTCCGATAGAAGTCCAATCCAGTCCATCGACTGACAAATAATATGTGATCGTTGTTCCTACACGCGTCACCCGGAACCAATTAAATGCAGGATATACGCCTCTCACCGATATTTGAGAATTGAACGACGTGACACTGTTCCATCGCTGAAAGTAAAGATTATTGGCGCTTGGCTCATAGGCCATGAGCAACAATTTTCCTGATCCGGAATTCTGGCAGAGCATCCCGAATGCAGGCGTCCCAAGGCCGTTTGTAATACCCTTAATACGTATCTTGACGTCGAAGTCACCGGCCGCAATTGTCTTGTAAAGCGCGCGAACCTGTGTGCTGCCTGCACTTGGGGCAAACAGCGAAATTCCGTTGCCATTATCGACTGCGCTGGCGGTGCCCTGATTGAGCCAGGTATAGGCCGCGAGTGTGGGCGGAGTAAGGGAAGCCTCCCCCGAGCTTCCCCCACCGCCCCCGGAGATCGCAACGTCAACCGCGTTGGTAATCCTGCCTTGCTGGTCAATCGTGATTTGCGCTGAATGTGTTGCATCGCCATAGGTGCCGACGATGACTGCGGTATCCTCAAGATCCACAGTCACATCTGCATCGATTGATCCGCCGCCTGCGAGCCCGACGCCTGCGATCACATGGATATTTGCGAGATCCCCAAAGGTGACGGCTGTTGTGATATCAATCTGCCGCTGCTGTGCCCACCGAATGAAATATTCAGTCGGGAGCCCATTCGCCTTGACGATTGCGAATTCCTGATTGAGTGGCTGAAACTTACCCGCCATCGTCAGGATCGTTCATTTGCAGGCCGTCGATCCGGACAATCGCGCCGTCGTCAACGATCTTGAACAACCGCCCCGGCGCCTGGATCTGGCCTAGAGAATACCACGACAATTCCGGCGAATTCTCGCCCGGTGTGACTGTCACGAGCCCGTGGCTGTCAAATGTCTTGCCCGCATCGTCGCTCGTGTAAAGCGTGACGCCTGCCCCAACATAGGCAGGATCTCCCATATCCGTCGTGATCCAACACGCATAGCACGGCATGACTTCGCGCCCACGGATAGGGACCTGTCCCATTGTGATGCGGTCAAAATACTGTTCCTGCGTCGGCGCAAGATAATCCGGATCCTGATCATAAGGTTGTTCCGGATCCAGGAACCACAAAAGGCCATAGGTGTCGTCGCCTACAACCACGTTGCTTCCGTAGGTATAGGCGAGCTTTGAAGCGCCTTCCCAATTCTGACCGTTGTTGGCCCGCCAGAATTCCTTCTGGAAATTCGCCCAATCGACCCATTGCTCTGAATAGAGATCGTAGACGAGCGTTTCTGTATCCCCGAGCCTCAAGACATAAAAATCGTGCCCATCGAGCGAGAATGTCCACACGCGCAGCTTGGGATTTCCGATGCGCCCACGCACCACCCCGAGCGTTCGAGCCTGCGAGATCTCAATTGTGGTGCCGCCGATCCCGAGCGTGACAAGCGAACGCGCCTGCGAAAGCTCCATTGAGGCAGTCGGGAAATTGATGACGGCAAACGAGCGTGCAAATGAGACTTCCAAGTCAGACGAGACTAGGGAAACTACAAGGTCCCGCGCTTGCGAGACTTCGACGCCGACTGCCGAAACCATTTACAGCGTCCGGTTGAATTGAATATTCGAAGCATCCACAGCCGTGGGAAGCCACGCAACGCCGGTCGCCGGATCCGTCTCCTGAATATCGGAATAATATGTGGGTGCCGTGGTAATCGGCCGGTTCGCTCCCAGAGCCGTGGAAGCACCCGAAATCAGGCCCACCTGCAATTGCCCGTCGCCGCCGTCCGTCTTTCGAGCCCGCACAAGCGTCATGAGCGTTTTCACGCTGGTGACGTCTGCCGGGAGATTTGTCTGTCCCATCTTGTCAGCGGCCGGAGCCGGGAATGCCGCACTGATAAACGAACTATCAACCGGAGGCGATTCGTTGACCAAGCTAAAACCCGTCGCGCCGCTCGATAGCGTCCATGTCAAGGCAACGTCGGAATTTGGTGTCAGGTTGACGACGTTCACTGTGCCCGCAAAATTGTTGTTCCGCGCGCCTGTGCTGTCCCAAATGAAGAAATCCTTGAAATAGATTGGCAAAACCTGCGTTGCGAGATCCCCACGTCCCGATGGCGCAAGCACCACTTGAGCCACGGTCAAATCTGCGCTGTTGCCCGTATCCTGGTTGGACAGATTAAGCACAGTCACACCATTTACCCGCACTTCGACGGTGCCCACGGTATCGCTGATCTTCACCTTGGCTTCAATGTGATTGAACGAATTCGCCGCAACCACAGGCCCCGAGGACGCGCCCAAAAGCGTGCCAGTCGGGAAAGATTGTGTTCCGCGCCATGCCTGAATAACACCCGTGCTCGTCAATGCAATTGACACATGGGTGACATTCGCGCCGTCATTGAAACGGAAAAAGCAAGGATTTTCAGCGCCGCCCGGCAAACCTTCGAACCACACCCGAGCGCACATGCCCACCGTTGCCTGTGCAGACGGAAGCACTTTGCGGACATTATCGAAAAAAGCCACGGTGCCCAATTTCAGGACGGTGCCCGTGATAATTGGGTCCGGATCTTCGACGAGAAGGCATGACGCGGCCGCATAAAGCCCATCAAGCATGAATGCCGGAGTGGTTCCGTAGCTCTTGAAATCGTCACACCATACCGCAGCCATGTCTTTTACTCCAATCAGGGAACCAATGACGCCTGATACTGAATTGATTTTCGAATGCGTTCCGCGATATCCGGACGGCTGATTTCTTTCAAGCCGTTGGATATCTGAAAAACAGACCCTTCCGTGTCTACAATTATCATACTGTCCTTAATTTGGATAGCGGTGCCTTCCCATGCGCCCCGGTCAAAAACGACGCCCTGCATGCGCAAAACCGGCGTATCGATATTTCCGGTGAAATACCAAGGTTCCGTAGTTTTTGTGCCGGGGAGCCAGAATTGATCCCCAAAGACTACAACGCCCGAGATCGGATCCGGCGCACGCTCGGCCGTCGCAAAATCGAGCGCGTCCACAGTCGTTTCGCCGGGGTTGATCCAGTAGAACCGTCCGTTGATCCCTTGGCCTTGTGCGGGCACTACAACGACATAGCTGGCGACATATCCAACACTGATCACCCCAACATCGTCGGGCATGTCCACTTGGAACCATGAAGCAGCCCCGCCGCCTGTCAGCGTTGCCGCAGTCCATGCAATAGCCGCGCCTGTCTCTGTCGTCGCAATCGAGTTTCCAAGCGCACCGATCAATGTTGCCCTGATCGTCACCAAGGTTGACGAGATCATGATGACCTGAATTTGGGTATTGGCTGTCAGGAGCCCGCTGTATTGCGTGCCAGGAACGCCAGTATGGCCAAACGCATCGGCAAGATTTTGCCATGCCTCCGCCGTCGATCCACCCAAAGCCACAAGCCACGGATTTACAACCGTTCCGTCTGGGGTGCCCGCGTTCACGCTGCCGGACGTGAATTTGTAGTATGTCGTGCCGACTACCACAACGTCATTGTTGGCAGGGACGCCCGAGATCGTGCCCTGTGCATAGCCGTTCTCGATATAGCACATGAGAGAGGATCCGGCCGCGACAAACAGATATGCAGGCGTGGTGCCAATATTGCTTGTCGCGGCCATCGCAACGAAGCCGTCAATGCTGTTGCTCGGGATATCTCCAATCAGTGTCACCACTCCCGTGGTGCTCACCCGCCAGAGTTTGTCATAGCTCGCCACAAACAAGGCATCACTAAAGCTGCCCGGCTGGCTGTAGACATTGCGAATTGGCCCGTCACCCACGTATATCCAACGGCGCATCCCCATGCGCGCGATCAGTCCCACCTGTTGATCCGTGAGAACGGGGTTTTGCTCAAAATAGCGATTGCGCATGTTGATGCGCGCTTCCTTGGCTACCCCCCGGAAGTAGTCGCTTCGAGCAAGAGGGATATCGGCCATGCCTACCTCCCCCAATAACTGCCACGATCAAATCCCTGCGACGAGGAAAATTGCCGCTGCTGATCGTAGCTTTGAGTGCTCATGAAAGGCCAAGAAATACCGTCGTCGATTTCCAGCGGCATGGATTGCAGATAGCGAGCAACGAAGCTGGTGCGGCCCTGCTTCATGATCGCCGCGCTCTGCGCATCCATTTCGCGGCCGTAACGCGGATTGAGACGCAGCGCCAACATGAGGATGAAGAATGATTCAAATTCGTCCGGGAACGGCAGCGGATCGGTATCAACCAATGTTGACAGCTTCACCCATTGCCCGAGATCCGCACGATAAAACCATTCCTGAAATGTGCCGTTCACATTGAGCAATTTGGTTGCAGCATTTTCGATTGTCCGGCCATTGGCATCGAGCGTCACCGGAAAGGCTGCAAGACGGCCGAAAGGGTCTGCAATGCCCATGCGGGCGCCGTCCTGGGGCCGCACAGTCAGATAGACCGTCAATGCTTCCGTGTTGACCGCGATCAGGCGCCGGTTGATCGTCGGGC